ATGTTGCAGGTGTGGATGAGAGTGACAGACAATCTGACACTCAACACGACACTGCTCAATAATAACTAATTTTAAGGGGGCTTTTTGCCCCCTTTTACTTACGAGGCTTTATGGCAGTACATGATTTACGGAAGGCATCAACTGTAGCTTCCGGACAAACGACTGTTTCTATAGGTGCAAATAATAATGACCTAGAGAAACGAGTATCTAATATAGAAGATAAATTAGATACAATACTAACCTTGCTTAATAAGGAGGCAAACAATGACAAGACTAGACTTAAGCCCATTTCGGGCAATGACAGTGGGATTTGATAGCTTATTTAACGATATAGCCGATTATAGACCCAATAATTATCCACCTTACAATATTGTAAAGTTTGATAGTAAAACATACGAACTAAGTTTTGCAGTTGCAGGATTTTCTAAAAAAGAAATAAGTGTAACACAAAAAGAAAATTCTGTATTTATAGAAGGAAAAACTAATACAGAAAGTAAATTTGAACATGAATATCTTCACAAAGGTATAGCAGAAAGAGATTTTAAACAATCTTTTAAACTATCTGAATATATGATTGTAACAGATGCAAAATTAGAAAATGGATTGTTAAAAGTTTTATTGGTACAAGAATTACCAAAAGAAAAACAACCAAAAGAAATTAAAGTAAATTAAGTGAGTGTGGGGTATAACAGCCCCACATAAAAATATGATTAAAATATGGTTTTTAATGGCATTAATGTCTTATCCAAATGTTCCGGCAATTATGTATAAAGGTTTTGGAGGATATTTGGAAAAGGAAGAATGTGAGGAATCTAGATTAATGGCTGAGAATCAAATTGCTAATTATGAAATACAAAGAGGTAATACTGTGTATATAGAAACCTATTGTATGGAAATGGAAACATTTGAAAATTCAGTTATAGATAAAAATAAAATAAAAGGAACAGATTTAGGAGCATAATGGCAACATATCTAGTATTAACAAATAGAGTCTTAAATGATTTAAATGAGATTGAATTAACATCTGCAAACTTTAGTAGTAGCAGAGGTATTCAAACGTCTGTTAAAAATTTTGTTAATCGTGGATTACATGATATTTATAATGAATTAGAAGAATTACCAAGTCTTCATAAAGAATCTTATTATGTAACAAATGAAGGACAAAGGGAATATTCTTTACCAAGTACCGATTCTCCCCAAAGTGGTGATTTAGCATGGCGTAAAATAGATTGGGATACAATTTATTTTAAACCTAATGAATTACTTACTAATGGTGAATTTACATCTAATATCAATAGTTGGACAACCATAGCAGGTGCAGGTAGTGCAGCTTATAATAGTGGAGGTAATGGAAGAGCTAGGCTAAATGATTATGCTATTTATCAATCTTTTTCTACTATAAAAAATACAAAATATAGAATACAAGTAAAAACATTTGATTCTGAAAGTACAGGACAAGCATTAAAAGTACAAGTAGGTACGGCGGCAGAAGGAACACAAAATTTAAACACTACTTTAACAGTTACAAATTTTGGAGACGGGGCAATATTAGATACAACATTTACTGCAACAGTACAAACAAGTTATGTTACTATAAATAATACATCAACAGCTACAAATATGGATATTGATTATGTTAGAATATCTAGAGATACAAGACCACAAAAATTATCAGTTATATCATATGACGATTGGGTAAGAAGATTTTCAGAAAGAGATTTAACTAATTTAAGTTCTTCATATTCTGAACCAGATTATGTTTATAAAACACAAAGTGGTAAATTAGGTGTAACACCTATACCCGATAGAAGTGATTATAGAATAGTATTTGAATATTGGAAAGAACACACAGAATTATCTGCACATGGTGACTCACCAGATTTAGATGATAGGTATGCAGATTTAATTGTTACTAAAGCAAGATATTATGCTTATCAATTACGCTCTGACCCAGAACATGCATCTATAGCATTAAAAGAATATAAAGATGGGATAAAAAAATTAACTAATGATATAGTTATTAAACCAGAATATATAAGAGATTTAAGGGTAAATTTACGCAGTGCCTAATACTTCACAATTAACTCCTACAGTTGTAAGTTGTTACGGAGGACTTGTATTAAACAGAGATGTTTTTACTATGAGACCGGGAGAAGCTTTACAACTTACTAATTTTGAACCCGATATTGAAGGTGGTTATAAAAAAATGCTTGGTACAACAGCTTATAATTCAGCTATAGTGCCACAAGTTTCTGCATCAACAGAAATAGTTGATATGGTAGCAATTTTTAATGATGTAGTTTTAGCAGCTAGAGGTGGCACAGTTTATTCAGCAACTACAAGTAGTTCGTGGACTTCACGAGCAACGAGTAAAGGTTCAACTTATAGATATGATTTTGAACGCTTTAATTATAATGGAACAGAAAAAATAATAATAGCAACTGGCTCAACAGCCGCATTTACCTTAGATACAAGTTACACAGAAGATGTGATAAATGCAACAGGTGGAGGAACTGCTCCAACAAATCCTAAATATGTAGCATCATTTAAGAATCATATGTTCTATGCAGGTATGTCTAATGCTATATCAACAGTACAATTTTCTGGCCCATTTACAGAAGATGATTTTGATACAGGTGGTGGAACAGTAAAAGTAGATACAACAATTGTTGGATTGAAAGTTTTTCGTGAAGCATTATTTATATTTGGTGAAGACAGAATTTATAAATTAACTGGAGATACAAGTTCTGATTTTGCCGTAGTACCAGTAACAAGAAAAATTGGTTGTGTAGATGGAAAAACAATTCAAGAACTTGGTGGTGATTTAATTTATCTGGCACCAGATGGACTGAGAACTATTGCCGGTACAGAAAGAATTGGTGATGTAGAATTAGGTACAGTATCTAAACAAATACAAGCTCGTATTGGTGATATTGGTACTGATAATATTACATCAACAATTATAAGAAATAAATCACAATATAGATTATTTTATCCAACTACTGCTCAAACAGAAGGAGCGGCAAAAGGAATTATAGCTGTATTAAAAGCAAATCCAGAAACAGGAACATTAGGATTTGAATATGCAGATTTAAAAGGATTAAAACCTTCTTGCTGTGATTCATTTTTTATAAGCAATACAGAAACAACAGTACATGGTGGGTATGATGGCTATGTATATAAACAAGAATCTGGTGGTTCATTTACAAGAGCAGGAACAACTTACACTATAACAGGATTTTATCGTTCACCAGATATGTCACTAGGTGACCCCGGTATACGAAAAAGTATGCAACGAGCTTTAATAAACTATAAAGTTAATGAAGCAATGGATACAACAAATCAAACATTTAGATTACGATATAATTATGATGACACAAATACACCTCAACCAGACCCTTATGCATTTTCTTCCGCAACTGTTGCGGCATTTTATGGAACTGGTACATATGGAACGTCTGCTTATGGTTCATCTGGAGTTCCACTTGAAAGAGTATCAGTAGAGGGTTCGGGATTTGTAGTGGCATTTAAATTAGATGATAAAAGTACAAAACAAGCATTATCCTTAAGAGGATTTGAATTAGAATATATTAATGGAGGAAGAAGATAATGGGAGCGACCTATACAAGACAAAGTACTATTACAGATGGTGCAGTCATTGAGGCATCACATTTTAATGATGAATTTGACCAATTACTAGCATCATTTGCTGTTAGTACAGGCCACTCACATGATGGCACGGCGGCAGAAGGTGGGCCAGTAACAAAATTACTTGGTACATCATTAACATTAGGTGATGGCACAGCAGGAACAGATATTACATTAACATTTGATGGTGAAACCAATGATGGTGTTTTAACATGGATGGAAGATGAGGATTTATTTAAATTCTCTGATGATATAAATGTAGGTGTGGATGATACAGGGTATGACGTTAAATTCTTTGGTGCTACTTCTGGTAGCTATTGGCTCTGGGATGAATCAGCAGATGGTGTTGTACAAATAGGAAGTCTTACAGTTGGAGTTGATGATGCAGGACATGATGTTAAATTCTTTGGAAACACAGCAAGTGCCTATATGTTATGGGATACATCAGCAGATGATTTAGTTTTAGCAGGTTCTGCAGGAATTGACCTTGCAGGTGATATAGATGTTGATGGTACAGCCAATTTAGATAATACAGATATTGATGGAACATTTGCCGTTGATGGTACAACTATTTCATTGGATGCAACAACATCATTAAACATTGATAATTCAAATACATCAAATGGCATTACTATAGGTACTGCAACATCTGGTGTACCAATTTCAATAGGACATACAACTTCAGAGACAACAATAAATGATAATGCAACTATAACTGGAAATTTAAGTGTAGGTGGAACTTTTGATGTTACTGGAACAATAGATTTTAGTGACTCTGCAATTACTAATGCAGGTGATATTCAACTTGATTCCATAACTGGTGATGGTGATACAAATACATCCATAACTTTTTCCGGCTCTGATGTTATTACAGTAACAGCAGGTGGGGATACTCAATTTACATTTAATAACGGTTCTATTTTACCTACAACAGATAATGATATTGATTTAGGAAGTGCTAGTTATGAATTTAAAGATGGATATTTTGATGGAACAGTATACGCTGATGCCATAAATTTTAATGGTACAGCCATTGCTTCAACAGCAGCAGAAATAAATATATTAGATGGGGATAATTCCGCTTCTTCAGTAACTGTTGTTGATGCAGATAGAATTATCTTAAATGATAATGGCACAATGAAACAAGTTGCTGTTAGTGCTCTTAATACTTATACAAGTTCGAGTATAGCAGCAGATGATGTTAGTGCAGGTGATGCGGCAGTATCTATAGCAACATCAAGCGGAGCAGTTACAATTGATTCAAATGCAAGTTCAGTAACTGTAGATGGGCATACAGGTGTAACTTTACAATCTACTAATTCTGGAGATATTACTTTAGATTCCGTTGCAGATATTAATCTAGATGCAGGTGGAGCAGATATTCTATTAAAAGATGATGGTACAACATTTGGTGGTCTAGTTAATACTTCCGGGAACTTAATAATTAAATCTGGAACAACTACTGCGGCAACCTTTAGTGGTGCAAACACAACATTAGCAGGAACACTGGGTGTTGGTGCAATTACAGGTACATCAACTATTCAAGGAACAACAATTACAGCGACAACAGCTTTTGTACCAGATGCTTCTGATGGGGCAGCTTTAGGAACAACAGCATTAGAATTTAGTGACTTGTTCTTGGCGGATGGGGCAGTTATTAATCTTGGTGATGACCAAGACATTACAATGACTCACGTTGCCGATACAGGTGTAACAATAGGCGGTTCTCATGCAAATGGAACAAATGTACAAATAACAAACAGTGCTACTGATGGTGATTCAGTTGTACAATTCGCTTTAGGCGGAACAGTTCAATATTCAATGGGTGTTGAAGATGGTGATTCAGATAAATTTGTAATTAACTATGGTACAGGTGCTTTAGGAGCACAGCCGGCATTGGAGATTAGTTCAGCAGGAGCAGTAACAGTACCGGGAAATTTAACAGTTTCGGGCACATTAAGTGGGGCAGCTTCAGCAGGCTTCGCTTTAGCCATGGCCGTTGCGTTATAATAAATAGGAGGATAAATGGCACAGGATTTTCGGAATGTAGTAGCAAGGTCACAGGGAACCACGGCAGCAGGTATTTTGACTGCGGGTAACTATGACGCAGTTATTGGTATTCGTGTATGCAACATTCTCACAACAACAGTAAAAGTGGATATTTATGTGGTAAGGAGTACGGCAAACTACTACCTATGCAAAAATACCCCAATTCCTCCGGGAGGCTCAATCGAGTTAATCCAAGGGGGAGCGAAAGTAGTGTTGGTTAGTGGTGATGTTTTGACGCACGATTGTGATACGGCTAATGGAATTGACCTTTGGGTAAGCTACATTGATACAATAAGCAGTTAATAGGAGAATTAAATGAGTGAAGTAGCAGTAATTAATGGAATACAGTACATTGGGTGTTCTGCACCTAATGAATCTATTCAGCATCATGCGGCAAGTATGGATGCAAGTCAGACAATTGAATCTGCCGTGTTGGCAGGCCCAGTGACGTTTACATCAACAGTAACAATAACGGGTAACGTGGTAATAGTATAATGGGAACAATACAGATAGACGGCTCAACGCCAAAACTGACAATAGGAAATGCAACCGCTGAGGATGCGACTATTCTATTTGATGGCAATGCACAGGACTTCTATATAGCACTTGATGATTCGGCTGATGACTTACTGATTGGACTTGGTTCAACGGTTGGGACTACGCCCATCATAGCGATAGATGAGAATAAACTCTCTACATTTAGTGGTGCGATAACCGTTGGAGTTGATGACACAGGACATGATGTAAAATTCTTCGGTGCTACCGCTAGTGCTTATATGCTTTGGGATGAAAGTGCTGATGATTTAATATTAGCAGGTGCAGCAGGTTTATCAGTTGCAGGAGCAACAGCAACTGCCGCTCTAACCGCTAGTGGCATTGTTAAAACAGATGACACAACCGAGGCAACTTCCACAACAGATGGTTCACTGCAAACTGATGGTGGATTATCTGTAGCAAAGGACACAGTTCTTGGTGATGACCTTAAATTATTAAGTGACTCATCAGTAATTGCTTTTGGTGCTGATGGTGATACAACTTTCACACACACGGACGGAACAGGATTAACATTAAATTCAACAAATAAATTAACTTTTGGTGATGCTGCATCATATATTAATCAATCTTCTGATGGTGTTTTAACTATCGCTGGGGAAGCAACAATTGGTTTAACTGCATCTACTGCTGTTACAGTCAGTAATGATTTAAAATTAAATAGTGATAGTGCTATTTTAAGTTTTGGAGCGGATAGTGAAGTAACATTAACTCATTCTCATAATGCCGGTCTTATTTTTGATTCTGGTGACAATGTAACATTAACACTCGGAACGGGAGCTGCATATAACACACAAATTAATTTTGATGGTAATGCTCATGATTTTCGCCTTGGATTAAGAGATTCTGGTGATACATTTGCAATGGGATATGGAACAACTGAAGCAAGATATGAGGCATTTAGCGTAGATAGTAGCAAGAATGCAAGAATAAAAGGCTCCGTAGTAGATTCTGGGGCATCGGAGCAGGCGGGTGCTGCAAAAGTAATTATGATACATGAAAATGCAAGTGCATTGTATGTTGATGTGTCAGATGATGCCACTATAACACCAGATTTCTTGACTACAGGTGGCAGTGTATTTTTTGTAGGAACTTGGGCATCAGGTGGTCAGGGTTATCGGAGTGCAGTGTATGCAGGTACTTATGGACACGCAACAATAGTTAAATTAGCAGACCCTACGGACTCGTTTGATGTTGCTGCCACGGATGGTAAAAATATCGGTGTTACTTCAACAACTAATTCTGGGGTTGCTACTCTTACCAATAAGTCGGGGGTAACTCTAAGAGTGATTGTTTCTGCTATTAGTGGGGCAGGATTATAAAAAAGGAGGATTAAAATGGCGTTAAAATATGTAATAAAAGATTTCAGAGATGAAGGAGATAAAAAGTATGTCGGCTTTATGGTAACTAATGAAAAAGGAGCCGCTTTTGCTATTGATAAGCAAGTTTCTTTATCAGAAGGTAAAACTAATGAGCAATATGTGAAGGATGCTTTAGCTTTATCAAAATCTGAAATTGATGATTGGGTTGCTAGCACTGCTCAATTAGGCAAAACATGGAACCCAGATACAGAAACTTTGGAATAGTAGGAGACTAAATGTTTACAATAAACAAAAAAGAATATGATGAAACAAAACTTGACGGAAAGGCAAAGATTGCCCTTAACAACGTCACTGTTTTGCTCAACGAGAAGAACGACCTGATGCACAGGTTGGAAAAAAACAAGATACTTTCTGAACACTATTCGGAAGTGTTGAAGAAGAATCTACCAAACGGGGAGGATAAAAAATAATGGCCAGTGAAATTAAAGTAGATACCATATCGGAAAAAACATCCGCAGGTGGAGTTACCATTGACGGTCTTTTAATCAAGGATGGTGGCATTAGTGGTGACGTTTCTTTAATTGGAACTACACCAACATTTACCATTGGTGACGCAGGAGCAGAAGATGCCGCATTAGTTTTTGATGGCAACGCACAAGATTATTATATTGCTCTTGATGATTCTGCTGATGATTTATTAATTGGACTAGGATCAACAGTAGGTACAACGCCTGCAATATCAATAGATGAAAACTTAGCCATAAAA